AGGAGAACATCGCATGAGCACAGCAACCAAGCAGCACACGCTGCCAATTAAGGGCACGTCGAGCGATGATCGTGAGGCGTGGCTTGAAGAGCGCAGTCACGGCGCGACGGCCACCGAGGTCGCGAAAGTCATCAACAACCGCGCGGCAGACGTCCGCCAGATCGTCATCGACAAGATCACCGGCAACTGGGTCGACCTCACTGGCAACAAGTTCATCGACTGGGGCAACGAGCGCGAGCCGATCATCGCCGGGTGGGTTGAGTCGAAGTTCGGAATCGTGTCGAATCTGCACTGCTACAGGTCAGGCGATAACCCGAACTATCTTGCGACGCCAGACGGTTTCGTTGACGACGCGTTTATGAATGAGCGCAGCGTGTCCGAGATCAAGACGTCGAAGAACGACCTCTTCCCGCTCGACACAGCGCGACCCGAGAGCGGCCACGCGACACTGAGCGTAGACGTCGCGAACGATCTGCTGGAGAACAGTCGAAGCAAATTTTGGGCGTCAGGCTATTACGATCAGATGCAGTGGCAGATGTTCGTTATGGGCGCTGATCGCTGCCTGTTCGTGTTCGAGCAGCACAAGGACGATTGGGTCGACAATAAGCCGACGCCGCTTCCGCTGGTCGCGGTCTGGGTTGAGCGCAACAACCGACGCATCACGAAACTGATCGTGGCGGCTGACTCGCTGATCAAGCGTGTCGAACAGGCTCGCGTCGAGGGTTTGGCACCAGTCTCCGAGATCGACTCTGAAACGGCTGATCTGATTCACGGATATTTGCAGGGACTCGCTGACGAAAAGATCGGCGCAGCGCTGAAGAAAAAGAACTGGGACAAATTGCAGGCTCGTTTCGGCAAGGTTGACGATGATGCTGAGGCCGAGAATGACGAGGCGAAGATCACATGGCGTCACAGTGTCACGTCGAACACTGAACTGGACGCCGATTTGCTTGCGTCTGGCAGCGCCGCACAGCAGGCGCGTGTGACTAAGTCTCAGCAGGCAGTTGATCGCGCTAATGAGCGTGTGGTGAAGGCTGAGACTGCATTGAAGAGGGTTCGTGCAGGATACGACGACGCGGCTGAGCGTATGTTTGCAGTGCAGACGCGGTTCTCGACGACGACAGAGATCGTAGGCAAAGGCAAACTGACTGTCACCGCCAAGAAAACCAAGTAATCAACCGAAACAGGAGAACATGATGGGAACTGAAGTTCAGGGATACGCGACGTCGTCACTTGACGAACGTCACCGCTACGCAATGGCAATCGCCGAGGCTGGCGATCTTGTGCCAGCAGGACTGCGCGATGGTCGAAACGTCAACCCCGGCAAGGTGATGCTGATCATGGAGCACGCCACGATGCTAGGGCTACACCCGATCGTCGGCGTGAACAATATCAACATCATCGACGGCAAGGTGAGCATCCCGCCAGCGCTGATGTCTGCGCTCGTACGCGGCAAGGGTCACAAACTGCGCGTCACGACCGAGGGCACGATCGAGGACGGCGACTTCAAGGCGATCGCGACGCTCGTGCGTCTCGACGACGATAATCATCCGTTCGTCGCGTCGTGGACGCCGCATCGTGCGCAGCGTGCAGGCCTGTGCTCGTACGCGATCAACGACAGCACGAAACTGTGGGTGGTGCGTGCGCTTTCAAACGGTGGCAAGCCGATGCCGTGGCAGTCGTACACGGAAGCGTTGTGTAAGGCTCGCGCGATCTCTGAGGTCTGCATGGAAGGTGCGACTGATGTGATGATGGGCAGCGTTTACACACCTGAAGAGTTGGGCGCGAACGTCGACGGCAATGGTGTCGTCATCGAGGCGCAGAGTGTTGACGTGCAGCAGAGCCAACGGGAAACGGGCGAATCCCGCGAGCAGGCTGCTCCCGCGACTGCTAACACGTCCGCGCCCGTTCAGAGCGCCACAGACGCTGTCAGCGATTCTCGTGACTGGGCGGCAGATGTTGCTCTGATCGCGAGCAGCGCCGAGGCTCGCACTCTGTACGCCGAAGCACGCGACGCGGGCGTGCTCGATCTGCCGGTTGATTACAACGATCAGATCAAAGCGGTTCACGAGCACATCACCGATCAGGGTTTGGCACTGCTCGAAGCAGAAAAGTCTGCCACTAACAGCGAGTCGAACGGCGAAGAGATCGTAGACGCTGAGATCGTAGAAGACGACGAGCCTCAGACGCTCGACGACAGCACGCAGGGAGGTGAATAAGATGATCAACTCGAAGATCGAATGGGTGCAAGTTCACAACAGCGGGGCACACCAATTTCGCAAGGGTCTACGACTATCGAAGTGCGGCAACGCGGTGCGACTGCTCAGTGACCCAACTGAGTCGAAGCGGCCTGGCAATGGATGCTCGAAATGCTCCCCGCCAAAGCCGCCGAAGCGAAACACTAAGATCAAGTCAGACAAGCCGCCCGAACAATGAGCGACGCCGTCCGCGGCCAGTCGTCTGAACCAGTCAACCCGGTACAGGTCGAGAAGGCGATCAGAGAGATAGCCAACGAGATCGCTAAAGGTGTGCGCTCAGTCTCTGAGTCGCTGGCCGAGTTCAGACGACTGGAACGCGAATACGATCGTGCGTTTGCTCAGGCGTACATGCGCCACAGTGGCGCAGCACATGCGAAGAGGTACGCCGCCGAACTTGCGACTCAGATCGAGCGCGAGGCTCGCGACACAGGTGAGGTCGTTTGGAAGTACGCGGCAACCCAGTCTCGCGCACTCGAACTAGAACTGAGCGCTTATCAGTCGATCGCACGCAGCGTTAACGGAATGTTTGGGGCAGCGGGCAGTGGCTAAGACACCAACTAAAGAGACGTGCAGGCTCGTCGACCGACGTGATGCTGAAGCGTGCGTTAAATGCGGCATGAGCCTGCACGTCTCTCCCGGCTCTCGACATCATCGGCAAGGTCGAAGACTCGGCGACCACGGCGCGGCGAATCTCGTGCTGCTGTGCGGTTCTGGCACGACGGGATGCCACGGTTGGGCGCATGCGAACCCCCGCGCTGCTCGCGAACTTGGGCTTATCGTGAGCGCATATGCCGACGCCGTCGCGACGCCAATCTATCTTGAACATCTGCGCCAGTGGGCGCATCTCGAAACGAACGGAGATCGAACCATGATCACTCCCGAACAGGCAACTAAATCACTGATCGCGTTGGGCGTGATCTCATGACTAGCGACGGCCGACTGTATGCGCGACTGTCTCATGATTTCGACGAGCATCCGAAGATCGCACCGCTCAGCGATGCAGCGTTTAGGCAACTGATTGAAGCGTTGCTGTGGTCGCGGCGCGTCATGACGGATGGGCGCATTCCTGCGTCGATGCTGCGCAAAAAGTTTACGCCCGAAGCGCTCAAAGAACTGACGACGAATGGCTCGCCAGCGTCTCTCGAATACGATGGCGACGACGTCGTTATTCATGACTATGCGGAGCATCAGACGACGCGCGAGCAGATCGAAAGGTACTCGGCTGCGGGTCGAAAAGCAGCGGCTGCGCGTCATCAAAAAGTGCAGGGTACCCTACAGGTGCAGGGTACCCTACAAGCGGATTCTGTTGCCAAAGTTGACGACTCGGCAAGCGATCTACCAGCGGGTTCTACGAATCGCATGCGAACCGCTAGCGAAGCGTTCAACCATACAGATACAGATACAGATACAACTACTGTTACGCGCAAGCCGAAAAAGCGCGGCTCGCGCATCAGCGACACCTTCAAGGTCGACGACGATCTGCGCAAGTACGCATCAGAAAAAGCACCTGCTGCTAACGTCGAGCGAGAACGGGAACAGTTCGTGAATTACTGGCTCAGTTCGTCTGGGCGAAACGCGGTGAAGATCGACTGGCGTCGAGCATTCATGACATGGTTGATGAACTCTCAACGCTTCGCTGAAGATCGCGGATGGCAGTCTAGTGTTGCGACAGCGAGCAACGAATCGCAGCAGCGCATGAACGCGTGGCTGACCGCTCGTGGCGTTACGATCGAGAAATGGAACGAACAAAAGCATGACCCAGAGTGGGTCGCTTCGCTGAAGGAGATCAACTGATGGACACTCAGGAACGCGAGGGCGCAGTTCTCGGCGGCATGATGCTTTCGAAGAGCGCGCTCGCTGACGTTAGCGAACTGATCAACGACCGCGACTTTGCCGAGTGGCGCAATCGGATAACGTTCACAGCGATCATGTCGCTGGCGAACGATGGCGCACCCGTCGACCCGATCGCCGTCGCTGAACGTATGTCGAAGCGCAAGACTCGCGAGACGGACGATGATCATCGCAGTGATCTTACGATGATCGGCGGCGCGATCACGTTGCACGACATGATCAGCGACGTGCCGAACGCGGCGAGCGCGCCCTACTATGCCAAGATCATGCGCAGGGACGCTGTCAAGCGTCGACTGGTCGAGGCAGGCACTAAGATCGCATCCCTTGCAGCGAGCGAGGAAACGGACGCGGCAGCGCTGATCGAGGTCGCTCGCGCTCGCGTTGACGAGGCGGTGGCTGACGATCTTACCGAGGCGACCATCATCGGCGACGACATCGACTCTGTGATCGATGCGCTGTCGACCGCACCCGAGTATCTGCCGACGCCCTGGCGTGCGGCAAATGACATGATCAACGGCTTCAAACCGGGTGCCCTGTACGTCGTGGGCGCTCGACCTGGGGCGGGCAAGTCGATCATCGGGCTACAGGCTGCGATGCACGTCTCGAAGTGGGGAAACGTTGCGCTGTCTTCGTTAGAGATGCCGCGCGAGGAACTGACGCATCGCATGCTGGCGCTGAAGGGCAGCGTTCACATGACACAACTGACTCGCCATAGTCTCTCGAAACACGATTGGGAGAGTGTGGCACGCCATGCTCAGTCGCTGCGCGATATGCCGCTGTTCGTCGATGACCGTTCGGGCACGTCGATCGCTCAGATCAGGGCGCATGCTCGAAGCGTGGCACGCAAGGGCAGAATGTCTGCGATCGTCGTCGACTATCTTCAGTTGATTAAGGCGACGGACTCGAAGAGGGCGCGCTGGGAGCAGGTCACTGAGATTTCGCGAGCGCTGAAGATCATGGCCCGCGACTTCAACGTGCCCGTCATAGCGCTGGCGCAGTTGAATCGTGAGAGTGAGAGCAATAAGCGGCCGCCCACGCTCGCCGATCTGCGCGAGTCTGGCTCGATCGAACAGGATGCCGATGTTGTGCTGCTGCTGACGCGCGAGTTCGATGAACTGGCTGGGACGCCCACCGACAATCTCGATGTGATCGTGGCGAAGAATCGTCATGGCTCGACGGGGAAGTTCACGCTGATGTGGGAAGGTCATTATGCGCGTGTGTCAGATGCGCCGTGGGCCGAATGATGCTACTGTTGTGTATACAAACCAACTAGAGGAAGCGAATCACTCCCATGATTGACATGCCAGCAGCCCACAATGAAGTCGTCACCGAAGCGCACGTGCGCAAATGTCGCGAACGCGGTCACGGCGGCTGGACGATCAACGGCATCGAGCAGATGTTCTGCCCCCGGTGCGGCGACGTCAAGATCGAGACGGTCGAATCATGAGCGAGCGGCGCGCGAAGATCATCGCGCTCTCGTGTCTCGTCGCAGGCATGTTGCTCGTCTGGCAGGTGCTGAACGGCGCAGGCTTCGGCGCAGTGATCTTCGCGAGCGCGATGCTGATCACGGCGGCGTTCATGACGACGAGGGGTGACGCATCATGAGCCGCCGCCAGCGTGACGAGATCGCAGAACTGCGACACGCGTTCGAAATGCAGACTCGGCTCACAAGTGAGGCCGTGGAAATCAGTCGCAAGATCAAACGCGAGCGCGACGCCGCACGTGAGGGTTGGCAGATGACACGTCAGAAACTTGAACGCGCCAGCAACGACACGCTGCGGCTCAGAGTCGACCTGGTCAAGGCGCGGCAAGAGCGCGAGGAACTGGCTCTGATGCTGCGCGGCGCAACGGCCCAGGCACGTGCAGCAGAGCACGAATTAGACGATCTGGCAGACGTCTACGCGCTCACGCTGCGACCAGTGCTGGGCGACAATACGGCAGCGCTGCGGACGTTTGCGAAGCGCTGGCTGCCGCGCTCGACGTTTCACTCGTCGCGTGTCATCGCACGCGTCATGGCGGCGCTGTCGTGAGAGGCACGGTGCTCGAACGTCTGCTAGCGCTCAGCGAGATTAACGATCTCGGCTGTCGCGTCTGGCATGGCAGCACCGACAGCGGCGGTTACGGCAAGATCAGGGTGGGCAGTAAGACTGTCGGCGCGCATCGTGTGGCATACGCGATCGAGAACGGCGCGATACCTGGTGGCAAGGCGGTTCGACACAAGTGCGATACGCCGCTTTGCGTCAACGCAAAGCACATGGAACTCGGCACCCAGTTGGACAACATGCTAGACAAGGTCAAGCGTGGCCGATGCCCCAGTGGAGAGCGCCACCCGAACGCTCGGCTGACGTTTGATCAGGTGCTGAATATTCGACGACGCGCTGCACTCGAAACGTTCGCCGCGCTCGCACGCGAACACAACGTTACGCCCTCGCATGTGCGCAATATTGTGCTGGGTCTGAAGTGGGCGAAGCGATGACCAGCGACAGAGTCGAGGGATTCAGTAGAACGATTCATGGCGTGCCGCTGCTGAACATGAACCGTCGCGGACACTGGGCAAAGGACGACGACGCACGCAAGGACTGGAAGAACTGGGGTCGCATGATGGGCGCGGTCGTCCGCAGCAGGCGCGGCGTCATGACGACACCAGTGCGCATCATTGTGTGCCTGTACTGGAACGATCGCAGGGTGCGCGACTCAGGAAACTACGTGCAGACCGGCAAAGCGATCGTCGATGGTCTGGTGCAGAGCAGACTCGTGTCGGACGATCGTGACAGCATGGTCGTCGGGCCAGACATGCGACGCATCCCGAAGAGTGGCGACCCGATCAATCGTCTGAGCGTCATTATTCAAGAGACCACGATTGCGGGCGAACTCGCCACGATCACGAATATCGCTGATCGAATCATCGGTCAGCGTCATAGCAAGGGAGAACAAAAATGAGCGGCGAAACCAAGATCACAATTGTCGGCAATCTGACCGGCGACCCTGAACTGAAGTTCATCAGTTCGGGCGCAGCCGTCGTCAACTTCACTGTGGCGAGCACGCCGCGCATGTTCGATCGTCAGTCGAACGAATGGAAGGACGGTGAGACGCTGTTTCTTCGTGGCTCCTTGTGGCGCGAGCAGGCGGAGAATGTTGCCGAGTCGCTGACAAAGGGCATGCGCGTTGTCGTGACCGGCAATGTGGTGCAGCGTTCGTGGGAGACGAACGGCGAAAAGCGCACCGTGGTCGAGATGCAGGTCGACGAGATCGGCCCGTCGCTGAAGTACGCCACTGCGAAGGTCGAGCGCAAGCAGCGCGCGAACACTGGCAGCGCAGGCTTCACTGAGGGTCAGCCAACC